AGTTCTACCACCAATACCTGCGCCTGAACCTGTTAGAGTTGAAGCTTCTTTAATGTATGCATCATATTGACCAGCATCTTCAAACATTTTAATTTCTTTTTCTACGCGACTATTGCCTTTTACAAATTCAGCTAATTGTCCTTTAACCATACGATTAACTTCTTGCGAAATTGATTTGTATGTTTTAACAATAGTTGGAGCTTGAATTGAAGCAACTTTAGCTTCAAGAGCGGCAACCTTTTCTTCGAAAGATACTACTGTTTCAGCAATTTTAGCTTCAGTTGTAGTTGTTACTTCTTCAACCTTTGCTAAAGTAGCCGCTTCAATAGCGTCTAATTTTTCCATGATTTTTTCTGACATAATTATTCCTTTTTTAAACGAGTTGATAATATTTTTAGAAGTTCTCGCTCTGCGAACATGGCGAGCATCTTCTCGTCATCCGCATCTGATTCACTCTGACTTGGCGGCGTTATAACTTCCTCTTGAAGCGCATCACGCGTCTTTAAGATTTCGTTAAACTTGCTAGATGCGGATGTTGCATCTTTTCTTGAAAGCCCTGCTTCACGCAAGGATTTCTCGATTAATTTTAGATCAGCAGAACCATCGGCTCTGAAGTATTCTAATTTTGAAATATTTGCTTCAAGATTGTTTGGTTGCATCACTATAGATACTTCGCGCAAACCACCTTTAGTTATTTGAAAGTATCCTTCTTCATCGGAAGTTGGATCAATCATATCGCCTTCTTCATTTGTCATACAATATTCGTCAGCGTAAGCGCTTACAGAAACGCCACCCACTAAATTAGGGCTTTCTTTCATGATGGTATACATGTCTTTACCAACTGTTGTGTTAGTAAATATACGACCTTTAGCGTTCATGCCTGTATCTGTCATTTCAAAAGCATTCCATTCGCCTACAGGTAAATTTTCGTCATTATGTTGAAAATACATTGGAAGCGGTTTTCCTGAATTAGCAAATTCATCTGCCCATCCCATAAACCCTTCAGCTTTATAATTAAACTTGCGCCCGTCTGCGCCCTCGCGCGCGCCCCAAGTTGTAACAGTAGCTTCTATATCCCCTGTTCCCATTGCTTCATCGGCAGAAACGCCAAGAGCAACTTTAGATTCCATAAAATATTTAATGTCAGTCATTTATTGGCACTCCCTTTTCTTTCATTCCGTTAGTTTTAACAGGATGCGGTTTACGCTTTTTAGCCTGTTGGGTTAATTTATCAAGCAACTCTTTTAATGTCATTAAGCTTTACCCGCTTGACCTGTTTTACCAACGCTTGCAGTATTACCACCGCCACCCGTATCTTGAGGGGAAGTTCCGCTAATTGGAGTAGGTTGTTTATTTGTATCTTTTAATTTATCAGCATCAGGCAAACTTTGTTCGCCTAAATATTCTCTTGCTTCGTTAGGTGTCATTATACCAGCATTAACACCTGCTACTGCATAATTCATTTGATCCAATGGCGCACCTTTTAAAAAATGCTCTGTTTCAAATTGAACGCAAAGGTTTGGATAGCCCGCAAATAATTGAGTTTTTAATTTTTGCTGAATATTTACAATCATTGGATACATGGTTGATTTGTAAAATTCATCTAGCATAGTTTGAGTGTTATTGTATTTACCTTCCCCAATTCCAATCATTGCAGGTGGAACGCCAAATAAACCACAAATTCGTTTCATTGTTTGTGTTTTTAATTCTCTAGCATCAGCATCTTGAAGCGTAAGCATTTCTAATGGCATATATTTCATGCCGTTATCTAGCAACATTCCCTGACCTGGTTTTGATAAGTCAGTTGATTTAGAACCTGTTAAAGATGTCCATGCTTCTTTTAATCTTGCCGCTATTTCTTTAAATTTAGCGTCAGGGATAACTTGGTCTGTAACAAACATTCCGCTAGGCTTTGCGCCATTAAGCATAATAAAATTGCTATACAAATCAATGTCTTGATCTAAAGATACTAATTCAACGGCTAAAATGCCTTTATTAAATCCGCCTACACCTTGCCAAGCCGCTTCTGTAGTATGAATAACTTGGAAATACTCTAATGGATCGTCTTTACTATATCCGTATGTAGAAGTAGATAAGCGATAAGTCGGATATCTAGTCGGTGTTATTTGAGCGGTTATTAAAGTGCTATCTAAAAGATACATTTCCAAAGGGGTTTGTTGGCTATTTTCTTGGTCTTTACGCCATAATGCAACAAAAGTTTCGCCACTTAAATCTAACCACATAGAAAATTGATACCAAAATTCGTATTGTGATTGATAGTTATTAGGATTGGTTAATAAATAATAAACTGCTTTTGCTTTTGCTTTATCTCGCGTGGATACATTTGGATCAGTAATAGCATTAACAGTAGTGCCATCTTCTTTATATGCCATTATCTTAATAGGTAGTTGCGATAACGCCCTTGCTTTTGCACCTACACAAGCCATTACAGTTGAATTGCGAGATAGTGTGGACATATCCACAGTTCTGCCAGCAGTATTTACAGAGCTTGTAGTTACATATAATAATTGATTTGCTACAGTTTTATTGCCCTTGCCTAACTGTAGTATGTTGTTACCAAGAGTTGATTGACCAAAAAGAGTGTTACTTTCTTGCGCGTTTTGATTAGGTTTTGTTTTGAATATATCAAATATAGCCATGTTTATCCTTTAAATACTTCTGAATCCAAATGAAGTAGAAAGCAATGGGTGATCTAATGAGCAATGCATCGCAATAATGAGCGCTATTATACCATCAACCTTCGCGCTTTTGTCTGCTTCGTTTTTACGAATTTTAATATTTCCGTTTACATCCTCATAAACTTCGCAATTACCTAATTGCCAACCGACAAAAGGATTGCCATCATGTTTTATTTGATTTTGCATTATCAACTTCTCTACATGTTTAGATGGGTTTGATAATACGGCCATTCCTTGACCTACTTTTTTCACAGGAATGCTATTTTCGTGTAGTCTTGCAATTAAACTAGCTGCATTGTAAGCATCATATCCTACTTCTTTGATATTGTATATAGAGGCTTGTTGTTTTATATATTCTGACACTTCCCTATCGTCCATAACATTGCCTTCTGTAATATGCAATATTTTAGATTTCACAGCTTGGTCAAATATTGGCCTGTAATGTGTTGGAATCAATGCAAGGCCATCTTCAGGAAGGAAAAATTTAAACTCTGCAAAATATTCATGTTCAGCATATCTTTTCAATGTGCAGACAGCATTAAGGTCGCGAGTGGCCGCCAAGTCAAAACCAATAAACACTTCTTCAGGTTCAGGTTTGTTTTCACCAATAGATTTGTCCCAATAGTCCCTGTCAATCCAAGCGCTATTTGCGCTAACAAATACATTTAAAGTTTTGCAAAGAAACTCATTAAGTGATGCGGGTTTGAGTTTGGCCTGTGCGCATCTTTCTTCAATGGCATGTTGGTAAATAGAAATGCCATGCATCGGATTAGATTTTTTCCAAGTTGATTCATCTCGCCAATCATCAGCGGGATCAAGGCCATAAAGCAAACCAAACCAATGTGGATTGTCCTCTGCTTCATTTTTAAGCATAGATTCAAACATGGCCATATCTTCATAAAATTTTGTGTCTTTTGAAAAGCTTGCGGTTGTAATGTAAATGCGTAATGGGTTTTTGCGAGCCACCATACCTGAAAATACAACTTCAATAGAATTTCTATCTATAATTTGAGCGGCCTCATCAACGATTGCGCAGCTTGCATTTTTACCATCGCCTGATTTTTTATTGTCCCTAGATAAAGCGCGAAACATAGATTGGCTGTCGCCTTTTTTAGATAATTGATATTTGCTATTTATGAACCAGCTTTGTGCTGATGATGGCATAGATTCAACCATACCTTTTGCTGCGTCAAATACAATAGTGGCCTGTTCTCTATTTGTGGCTAAAGTAAATACTTCGGCGCCAGCTTCGCCATAAGTAAGTTCGTATAAAGCAATAATTGAAGTGAGTGTTGATTTACCAGCTTTGCGGGGAATGAAAAGAATAACATCTGTGGTCATTCTTTTAGTCAAATCTTTTTTGTGCCTAAATCCATAAATAGCACAAATAAGCATAATTTGAAATGGTTGTAATTTTATAGGTGTTCTTGCATCAGGACCTTTTGTATGTTTAAGTAAATCTACGAACATTAAAAAATGACGCACATACTTTTCATGAAATTCATATTCCCAATGTCTGTTACCCATAAAATCTAAAAAACGCTGACAAGCGAGTTCTACATTTTTACAAACATGAATATTACCTTTAGTTACATCAATGGCATATTGTATGCCTTCTTGCCAATCGTTCATTTAAAGTTGTCAGGACCCATCATCAATTCACCAAGCGCAATATTATCTGTAGCATTGCCTTGTAATCTGCCTCTTGGTGTAAGGCCAAGTTCATTCATTAAAGAAATGATTCGTGGCGTTACTTTGTCCCTTAAAGAAACATGCGGTGATGGACCAAGTGTTTTGCCACCATTGTATTTGCTAATAACGCCTGTGAGTTTTATGCCCTTTACACATTCTATGTAAGTGGTCATGTGGTCGGCTAACATACCGAGGACATGTTGGTCTTGTTCTGATCCAATGCCATACAAGTCAAACAAATATTTTGAAGTAGTTTCAATAAACTTTTCTTGATCCCAGCTTTCAGGATTTTTTAACCAATGCGCCACAGGAATATATTGTTTTAATTTTTCAGGCAAAACGATTCCTTGATTTTCGCCTTTCGTGCCATGCACTATGTGAAGTTCAGGCGGAAGCTTGTTTCTTGATTGCGTCATTTTAAATATTCCTTTTTAATTAATATGTTACACCCCCCCTTGCAACCCCTTTTGCGAAAGGTTGGTAGAT